ATTCCGATTTAGTGAAAGATCATCTTAAGTCGATGAAGGATATGGCTCTAAGTTTAGAAAGAGATGAAGATGCTAAAAAGAAATTCATGGATTATCTCGAAAGCATTAGGAACCTATGAAAATCACAATCCCCGGCGAACCAATACCTAAAGCTAGGCCGAGATTCTTCGTTAAAGGCGGCAAGCGGCTCGCATATAACAGTCAGTCGACCCTTGAGTCGGAAATGGCATGGAAGCTTAAGAAGGCCTGTCAGGAAGCGAAATTCGACCATTCCGCTGTGCAGTACGAGATAGACCTACGTTTCTACTTTAGGCCCCCACCGGATAAAGAATGCAGCGCAAAGCTCTGGGGACTGATTGATCATGTGCAAAAGCCGGACTTAGACAATCTTGAGAAATTCATACTCGATTGTGCCAATGGAATCCTCTATATCGACGATGCCCAAATTGTCCGCCTGTCCTCATCCAAACACTACAGCACAAACCCCCGAACGGAGATAACAATAGTGACAAAAAAACAACCAGATGTTACACCTGAGATCAAACAGCTCGTTAAGCATTTTAGCCCTGACGAGCTAGAGGAGTTTGTTCAAGATGTGCAAGTTATGCAAACTGTTCTTGAGGCTGCTAACCTGGCCCTTTCGGATGATTTGGAAGATGTTCCCATCGGCCGACTCGAACCCGCCGCCAAAGCTCTAACCCAATTTTGTCATAAGTATTGGCAAAAGATTGGCAAGATTGCTAAATCTTGAATGTATACAAAATGACACTTTCCGTTTTCATTAACTGAAACATGTATACGAGACTAAGACCGCTGGATTGCGGGGTCGGCTAGAGCCGTGATGACTAAAAGATCGTGCCGGCATTTACTATACGGCGTCGTTTTTACGATTCGGTGGTTTGAGTCCACTAGTCTTTTTTTTCTTGACAAGAATTCTAAAATTGATAAAATAAAATTTTCCTGCGGCTTGGAGAGCCGCTGGCCAGGAAAATTTTAAAAATTCTATCTGCTATAAAACACCTTAACATCCAGATCATACGCGATACTCTTTTCCGGTGATCTTTTTCTTGATTTCCACCCACTCTCAAAAGCAATGTAAATCTCATTGGTTTTTGGATTCCACCATTCATCGCTCATCCAAACGTATTTGGGTTGATTGACAGACTCCCACCGGATAATGGATGATGGCATCATGTAGTTCATTTACTTCTTGCCACCATTTCAAGTTGCTTTTTTAACGCCTCTTGCTCTTGCTGTAACTGCAAGCAAAACTTGCCCAAATCAGCGAGCCTCGCAAATGCGCCTTTTCTTACATTCGCCGTTTCCGCCCGCGCAGCCACCAGCTCACGTTTCAACAGAGCCAACTCTGATTGATCTTCCAGAAAGTCTAGTTGTACACACAGTTCCATTACGAATACCATTTTTCAATTTCATCGAAAGCTTTTCTGATATCTTCATCCCCAATATAGTCTAAAAGCAATTCATCAGCTTTTCGATGTTCTCCCTCAGGATCATCTCCTAACAATGCATTAAGCAAATTTATAAGCTCTTCTTTTGTCATATAATCACCATTTTGCCATAACCTATAACATGCCTTGCACTCTATTGCAAGATCTTTTAGTATTAAATGTAATATGGAATTCATGACCCAAGAACAGTATGAGGCATACTGTAAAAAACTCGGAGACGAAGTGTTTCACTCTCCAGCTCCAGAAACCATCATTCATATGCTTCCCCCTCTTTCAAATGGAGAATGGCACCAAATTGGCATTTGGAAAGATAACCCGCCCTCAAAAGAACTTTTAGATCCCTCTACTATTTTAAGAGATCAGTAAATGACCCAAATTGAATCCGTCAAAATCTCCAAACTCAAACTCCTCGAAAACAACCCGCGCAAGATCGAAAAGACCCAATTTGATAAGCTTTGCAAATCACTTCAAGAGGACCCAGGCTTTCTCCATGACCGCCCCATATTGGTACATAAGACTGACGGGCAATTACTGGTTTACGCCGGTAATCAACGTGTCCGTGCTGCTAAAAAGCTTGGCTGGAAGGAAATTCCTTGCATTATCGAAGAGGGATTGTCAGAAGAGATCGTTAAAAAAAGAACTATCGTCGATAACAAGACTTACGGAGAATTCGATTTTGAGATCCTTGCCAATGACTTTGACATGGAAATGCTTTTTGACGCTGGCTTTACCGCTAAAGATTTCGACCTTGGCGAATCACCGGTTGAACAGATAGAGGGCGAATCTGAAGAGGATGGCGAGGTTTTAGAGCCTGGCAAAGATGAAGATTCGATAACGCGACCAGGCGATCTTTACGAATTGGGTGATCATAGACTGGTCTGCGGCGATAGCACAATGCCTGATGATGTTCAGAAATGTTTAAATGGCGATGAACCGATATTGATGGTAACTGATCCTCCGTATGGTGTGAATTATAATCCATCATGGAGAGATCCTTCAAAAATTGGAACAGATGGAATTAGATCAAAAGTAAAATCCAAAGGGTTGGTGAAAAGTGACGATCAAGCAAATTGGGGATTAACATATTCTCTTTTTACGGGCTCTGTTGCGTATGTTTGGTGCGCATCTTTATTTAATCACATTATCGCAAAAGATCTTTTGAATACTAATTTCGAATTGGTTTCTCAAATCATATGGTCAAAACAAAATTTTATTTTATCCCGTGGAGATTATCATTGGCAGCACGAGCCTTGCTGGTATGCAGTAAAAAAAGATCATCCACACAATTGGCAGGGATCAAGAAAGGAAGCCACCGTTTGGGAAATAATCAAAGCAAATGGCTATGTTAAACCAAAAGAAGGGGATGAAAATACAGGGCATAGCACTCAAAAGCCCCTAGAATGCATGGCTCGCCCCATTCGCAATAATTCCGCCAAAGGCGAAGGCGTTTACGATCCCTTTCTCGGATCAGGCACAACCCTAATCGCCGCCGAAATGCTCTGTCGTAAATGTTACGGCCTCGAAATAAGTCCGGCTTACGTGGATATTTGTGTTAGACGCTGGTTAAAATATATGAAAAAAAATGGAAAAGATATTATTTTAAAAAAAAATGGAGAAAACATCAATCCAGATGTTTATTTGAATGCCAATGAATAATAGCGCAACTTGCACAAAGATTCATTTTACTTCTGCCTTTTGTGGCAATCCCACAATTTTTGCAAAATTTCACTCGTTTGATTCTAAAATTGCGATTATGTTCAATTTCATGACAACTGATACAAAGAGTTTCACCATTACTGATATCAAATCTAAGATTAGGGAATTCGCTAAACGATTTTATATGATGAGCATGAAGCTTTCCTTGTGCGCTACATCTTTGACATTTAAAGCAATCACGTTTAAATACAGATTCACGCCATATTTTGAGATCATTTCCAGATCTTGCCCTTTCATTTTTAAGAGAGATACCTCCTTTCCATGCGCCAGACTTATTTCCTTTTCTTGGTTTCGTTGCACAAGACCGACAGCAAAATTTTTGATTTCGATTTCTAGTCCAGAATATAATTTGACAATATTGGCAAATCTTTTCAGGAACAGGATTTCTTGTAGACCAGCATTCTTTACTACAAAATTTAGAAGAATTTGCTCTATATTGATGCTGAACATATTCAGAAGCGCATATAGAACACTTGAGAATTATTCGTTTTTGTCTGGAAAATACGGGTTTTCCTTTTATTGCAGCCATATGAACGATTATATACAAAGCAAAATAAATTGTAAAATATATTGCGACATCATCGTCAACCGATGGATACGCTATAGACAAAAAAACAACCTTCCCACAGAATTCAAGAAAAATGGTGAAATATTTTCGGAGTTGCAAAAGTGAAACTTAAACCACCAAAAACGAATAATGAATATTTCATTAAAGTTGATTTCGAGAAATACTCTTTTGCCCGTCAATTAATAGGATTTGGTCAGGAATATCCCATTTTACCTCTATGGTTCCAGCTCCATAAAAAGTTTGGGTTTGAAAAATCCTTAGAAATATTTCTGACTTTATGGCCGGCGGTATATCAAGATAGAATAAAAGAAGTATTTAGCAAAATCGTATGAAACAAGATGAACGCAAAGAAATCCAAGACTGCATCCACAAAGAAATTTGGAGCGCTTTCAACGATTTTTCTTTGGAACTGCGTGAGTACATCACGAGTACAATTGAAGCACTGAAGGCAAACACTGAAGTATCTACAGATGCCGTCAGGAAGTTAGATCAAATAATCCATAAATTAGACAAAAGATAATGGCAGCTCCGAAAGGTCATCCTCCATATAACAAAAACGGAGAAGGCGGCCGTCCTAAAAAATGGGATGGCAAATCACTTGATGAACTTGCCGAGTCACTTGATAAATGGATTGAAAAAGCTATTGAAAAAAGAGATCAATTCTGGTGGTGGGATTGGTGCTTTGATGTTGGTTTGAATCAATCTAAAGTGGCAGTTTTCGCAAAAGAACATTTAAGGTTTCGTAGAAGTTATGAGGCAGCACGAGATTGGCAAGAGTCAATTGTGGCTCGACACGCACTCACAAAGAAGTTTTCTGAAGGTTTCTCAAAATTCATGTTAGTAAATCATTACAACAATAATTGGAAAGAAAAGGGCGTGGACGAAAGAGATAAAACACCTCCTCAAGATGCTATTATCGACAAAGATAACGAAAACATGGCTTTAAAAGCAACCATAGCACGATTGAATAAAGAATTAGACCAACTTCAGGCCAAAATTGAAAACAAGCCCCAAGCAGGATCTGAGCTACCTTGAATCAACCCATCGCTTTAATATATGGGTAGGGGCTGTCCGGTCAGGCAAAACATTCTCAAGCATCCGTAAATTTTTAAACAGATTGAAACATGGCGTACCTGGCGATGCCATGATAATCGGTGTTAATCGCGGAACTATCCATAGAAACGTACTGACAAGTATGTACAAAACCCTTGGTTTCCCTTGCCCTTCACCGATGTCTAACAAAACGACATTATATGGCCGTGATCTTTACTTTGTTGGTGCGCCAGATGTATCAGCCGTAACCACTATTCAGGGCAGCACGCTGGCTTATGCATATGTTGATGAAGCAACATGCATTCCCGAACCATTCTGGAAAATGCTAGAGACGCGTCTTAGTGTGCCTGGAGCGCAACTATTTGCTACTTGCAACCCTGAAGGGCCAGCTCATTGGCTAAAGAAAGAATATCTCGACCGGCCAGATGTGCATGATATAATCCACTGGCAATTCTGCCTTGATGACAACCCAGTCCTTGATGAAGCATACAAAAACGCAATCAAGGCATCCTTCCATGGCATGTGGCATAAACGTTATATTTTAGGCGAATGGGCATTAGCAACAGGTGCTATATATGATACATATGACCATAACAACGAATATGAGCAGCCTTATCCTAATCCGAATTATTACATTGTCGGCATTGATTATGGAACGACTAACGCAACAGCTGCGGTGCTCTGTGGTATCTCACCCAATAGATGGCCGCAGATACATATTGAAAAAGAGTACTATTATGACTCTGTTAAAGTTGGACGCGCCAAAACAGACGCGGAGCTTGTCAAAGATATCCGAGATTTTATCGGCTATAAAAATATATCAGTTATTTATCTTGACCCTGCGGCAGCCAGCCTTAAAATCGCACTTCGACAAGCAGAATTACCAGTTATTGACGCAAATAATGACGTGTTACCCGGAATCAAGACAGTGGGAAAATTTATTGCAGGAAAGAATATTGTAATTCACAAGAGCTGTACAACTTTACGCGAGCATATCCAAAGTTACGCCTGGGACCCTAAAGCTGCTGATAGGGGGGAAGATAAGCCTATAAAGAAAAACGATCATTCGTTAGACGCCTTAAGATACGCCCTTTTTTCCGCTTTTCCCCAGGGAGAATTCAATTCCCCGGATGAACAACTAACAATTGAACAACTCCGTCGTAAAGTTTACCAAGAGAATGAGGGATATGGTTATATGAATCCAGGAATGGGTGGGGGTTATTTCTAGTATTGTAAATACATTGATAATTCGCTATAATTCTCCTAAAAAAGGAGAAATTTATGGAAAAATTATGCCGTGTTTGTCTTGTTATAAAAGAAACACCATACAAAGATATATGTCGCTCATGTTATCAAAAAGAATGGATCCCAAATCTTCCTGAAAAAGAATGTCTTTTGTGTTCAAAAAAATACAAGTTAGCTCTGGAATTCTGCAATTCATGCACAAGAAAAAAACGACTCAAAAAAGACAAAAAACCATGTTCAGGATGTGATAGAAAAGGTCTTATTATAATTAATAGAACATTATGGTATTGCACTAAATGTGAAAGACAAAGAAAAGATAAAGAGGTCTTAGGATATAGAGAAAACAGGTTAAAGACAAATCGATATTTTCAAAGAAAATATAGAGGACACTCCCTAGACGATCTTTATGCACCCCCAAAAGAAAAGTCTAAAGGTTGGTGGAAAAATGCGGGAGGATATATAACAATTTATAGAAAGGGTCACCCAAATTCAAATAGTAATGATTGCATTCAAGAGCATGTATATGTTATGAGTGAATTTCTTGGTCGTCCACTCATTAAAGGCGAGTCCGTGCATCACAAAAATGGCATTCGCGATGATAATCGAATTGAAAATCTTGAGCTTTGGCATCGCGCGCAGCCTTCTGGTCAAAGAGTTGTCGATAAAATTACATGGGCGAAAGAATTACTCCAGTCATATGGATATATTATAGATGAAACTAAAGCAATTAAAACCTAAAATAAGAATAGTTAATGCCTAGTTACCAACAGGGTGGATATAATTTAGGTAGTGGATATATAGACCCAACTGATATATCTGCTAAGAATATAAAACAAAGAAAAGACGACTTCTATGTTAGTAATTATCCTGGAAATTCTGCCCTATGGTCTCAGGGCTTTATCGATAAGCGATTCAAAGTAGGCGATCAGTCACTTTATTCTTATTCAGCCGGCCAAAACTTTAGCCAAAATTCATATCGTTACTTTTTTAACCTTATCCGTCGCCACATCAATATGATCTGTGGTTTTCAGAGAAAGAACAGAAAATCCACTATCACCTTACCTCTACATGAAAATGACGATCCGTTAGCAGATGATTTTAACAAAGTCATGCGATGGGTTGAAGACAGGTCAGGCTTCCAGGAATATCTTTCCCAGGCATTTGAAGGATCTTGCGATACTGGCATGACATTGTTGTATATGTATCCTGATTATACCCTAGATCCTATTTCAGGGGATTTATTCGACGACGCTGTGTCATACAACAATTTTTTGATAGATCAGTATTTCCGCAAGCAAGACCTTAGTGATTGCAATGGGATATGGAGGAGACGCTGGACTTCTAAAGAAGGGGCTAAAGCGCTTCTCCCTGGTTATGCAAAAGAAATTGACCGTATGAAGCCAGGCAGCATGAAAGATGGCAGGTTTCCAGTTCAAGCCGAGCTTCAGAATATTTCACTCAACAATCTTTTCACCTATGATGAATATCTCTATCGGACTACACGCGAAGCCACACTGATTATCGATCCTATTTCGGGCGAAGCTACCGAATGGGAGCAAGAAGATGACGACCGTACAGATATGATGGAGCAGGTGCTTTCGCAGCAGCCCTGGTTACAGGTGAAAAAGATACAGGTTCCAA